TTTACGATAGTTATCAATCCACTCGTACATTGGCTTCTCATAGTCCCCATACTTAGTGTACTTCATAGACAACTGCTTTAGACCATGAGTACCAGGGTTCTCATCAATCAAGTAGTGTAGAAGCATTGTATCTTCGAAGCTAGGGAACGTAAAGTTAAAGTGGTACTCAAAGAACGCCATATCGAACTTGGCGTTATGGAATACTACTGTTTTCTTATCGAACAACTCTTGTAGTAAACGCTCTGTTTCTTCATCAAAGCATTCTGTATCTATGTATGCACCCCTATCAGCTTCATAACTAAGACTAATGCCAAGCATATGGCCGTCACGTGGATAAAGTCCGGTTGTCTCCGAGTCAAGAGCAACGTAAGGAAGAGGGGCGTCAATAGCAGCACGTATAAAAGCATTGGCTTCCTCTGTATCTTGTATGCCCCAAGCGTTGTACTCAGTAATTACTACGTCTTGTTTATCGCCAGTAATATACTCTATAATACTTTGCTTGGAGTCGTCCCATGTGCGCTGTGCTTCGGGTTTAAATGCGAGCATGGCAGGGTTAATGACAGGCAGGAACTTCTCTTCGACTTTCTTGCCGGAGTATTCTGTGACCGAATTCACAGAGGTAAAGTACTTGAGTGCATCACTGCCGACTAGAATAAGCCAGTCGTAAGCATCTACATCAATCTCGATGTCGCAGTCTCGTTTGAGTACTTTTTTAAGGTATGGGTCGGAGCAGAGCTGATACTGATCAAACTCGAACTCGTCATCAAACTCTTTCTTGAAATTTGTTTTACTTGGTTTAGTTTCTACTAATGCAACTTTAGGCATATAATTTACTCTTTAGTGTTTGTACTGATTTTAAGGGTAGCGCACCTGGATCTGTGTCCTTGAGTGCTACATTTCTTGATAGCAGGCCTACTCGCTCTGCCATTTCTTTTACTTCTTTTGCAGCGTTCTGACCTGCATCGTCTCCGTCAAAGAAGATAATTACTTCCTCTACACCTTGTATAGAAAGCATACGTAATTTATCCTCATTGATATTTTTTGTTCCAAAGCAACAGACTGCATTGTCTAGTCCTTTATCATGCAGGTTTACCATATCGTATATACCTTCCACCAATATGACAGAACCCTGTATAGGATCTACTGGAGGATACAAAGGCATCTTCGCACCCGCAGGCGAGATCATGTACTTAGGAGTGCCTCCTGTAGTATGACGACCATTAAATGCTACAATTCGACCTGATATATCTCGTACTGGAAATACAATACGACCGATATGGTCAGGATCATGATGTTGAAAAGCTTCAAACTTCTTGTATGTCTCAGGTTTGATCTCTCTCCAAGTACCTGTGTAGGGTATAATATTTTTGGGAAAAGACAAACCAACCGACTCAGACCTCTTCTCTCTAATTTTCTTTTTTAGTAATTCTCGTCTTAGTTGTAGTTGGTTTGCCTTTTCCCCAAAATGGGTAAAAATGTTTCCTTTATATCCACAGGAGAAACACTGGAATACTCCAGTGATCTTATCAATACGCATACTAGGATTTCTATCATCGTGCTCTGGATTGAGACAACGAACGATAGCGTCTGCGCCTTTGGGTATAAAATAAACATCTTTTGATGTTAGTAGTTCTTCTACTGTCAACGTCCAATATCCTTAACATTGTCTCTACTAATTACTTGGTACGCACCTTTATTGTAGGCAGGTGCAATCGTATACTTACTATCTAGCTGTGGTTTTTCTACTAACTCTGTATTGTGTCCGCCCTGATCGTAAGATTTGTACTCAGGAGTCTCTCTACGATAGGTGGTAGTCTCTTGTAGTGGCTGAAATTTAGGCGTGTAACGCTTAGACTTAGGCAAAGGCTTTCGCTTTCTACCTGAGCTAGTGTGTCGTAAACTGCCGAATGTAAGTGCCATATGCTTTATCCCCTTTAAGTATCCGTATATTATACGCAAAAGAAGATAAAAAGTCAAGAAATATTTTTAAAGATCATCAATATCTTCGCCAGTCTTGTGCGAGGAATCATCTTTCTCTTTAGGAGTCATTGCAGTTTCTGGGCCGATCTTTAGGCTGTCCCAATCTACTTTAGAGCTGAAAGAGTTCATGGAAGCTGAACGCATTTTTACACAGTTAAATGTAATGCACTCGTCCTCATGATCCCAAGTCTCCAAGGCATAAGCGGCATCTGCCGCATCAAGAATACCTTTAGCGAATCGTGCTTCACCAGTTGCGTCTGTTTGGTAGGGAGATATTACAGTGCAGTCATACTCTTGTGCCATTGACTTCAATGCTTTACTTACTTCAATCTGTTCAGTCCAGTCGTACTGACCTCCACGAGAAGGTAGACTCGACCGCTTTACCTGATTAATATAGTCAACAATAATAACACCAACATTCAGAGGTTTGACTTTTTTGTCAAGCTCTGCACGAATCTTGGAGAGAGTGAGAGATGCATCATACACTACGTCCAACTGCTGAGTCGGGAGAAGCTCGCAGGTGTTTTTTAGTGATGTATGCAACTTCTCAAAGTTACGGTGTTGTCTATACTCCTTCAAGCGGTCTTGTCCATCAACATAACGACCTGCCCACCACGTAGCTACTTTCTCCCACTCGGCTACACTCAGATTCTGAGTACGGAGACGAGAAAAAGGAACTTCTGTAGCGATAGCACAGCATCGTTGAAGGATCGACCGACTATCCATTTCAATAGTGAAATACATAGCCGATCTACCTGAAGCGTAAACACTGGTTGCAATGTTTGCACAAATGACAGATTTACCAGCACCCCGTTTACCTCCGAACATAACAAGATCTCTAGGGGAGAACTTGATGTCGTGGTCGTACTCTTCATTGAGTCCGAGGGCCATATACCTGGCTAAATCTTCTTCTGGCTCAAACAAGTCAATACGTTGCATACTTTCTTGTGGGTCTTCGAGATCAACCTTATCTTCAACGTCTAGGACGATTTGATGTAGGTGGTTTACTGATTCCTGAGCATTTTCAAATGCTACAGAATGTTCAATATAATCTTCGAGTGAGTCCAGAATCTCTTTTTGAGTGTATTCGTTCTTCAGATACTCGAGAAGCATCTGAGGGTCTGCATCGACCTCGACTGCTTCTACTGCGTAGAGTTTCTCTCGAGTAGCTGAATCACGAATCTCAAACTTTAGATCTTCAATCGTAGGCATTCTATGGAACTCTTCACAATGCTTATCAATAATCTTATACAGACTATGGTACTCAGTTGCAAAGTATTGCTTATGCGCTACACTCCAGGTCTGAAAGTCCTGTAGCGTAAGCACTTGCTTAATAAGCGCACTAGCGATGTTCAATTGAAAGTCTCCCGATTTCAAATCTAAAATGTAGGGCAGACCCCGAAGGGACTGCCCTTAGTGTGTACTAAGAAGGATTAAGCTGAAGCTTTTTCTTTCTTAGAAGCGCCATCATAGTCAGCGGCTGAAAGGCCACGACGAGTGAGCATAGTCTTAACGCCACGGGCGGTCTTACCAATTTGCTCTGCGATAGCTTCGACAGTCTGGCTACCGATGTCAGCGATGTCAGCCAAAGGATCTTCCTTAGAAGCGCCTTTAGTAACTTCCTGCTTAGGGATAGCATTGATGTCGCCTGAACGAAGCAAGCTAAGAGCTTTACCACGTACAGAGTTTACTGAACGGTCTAGTGCATCAGCGATAGCTTCTACGAAAGCGCCATCATTGACCATGCCAATGAAAAGAACTTCTTCGTCAGCTGAGTAAGTGCGAACAGACTCAACTTTAGGAGCAGGCTTAACGTGACCAGTCAGTTCCATAGACAAAATCTTGCCTTGGATTGACTTAGCTGAGAATGCGCCATCTTCAAAGTGAGAAGCGATTTCAGCATAAGTGTAAGTGCCGCTGTTGTCAGAAACAAAAGCTGCAAGGGTAGCTTCTTGAGCATCGCTAAATGCGCGTGAAGCACTGGCAGAAGCCAGCTCTACGTCAAAGCCCATCTTTCGCAGTTTGCTAGAGATAGAACGAGTAGAGGTTTCAAGGTTTACAGCTGCTTCTGCAACAGTACCTTGGGATACAGGTGATTCATCACCTACAAAATCAGTAAGAGCGGTAGTACGCTCGTCAGTCCACTTAGGAAGTGCCATGATATTATTCTCCAATAAAATCTAAAAGGTTAGTTATGATTTGAACGCCAGCATCTCTGGCCTTCTTAGTTTTAGCAGATTCAATTCCGCTTTCGTTTACCAGGATAGTGACATCCTTAGTCAAGCTCGTCTTGACTGCATAACCAAGCTCTTGTAGTTTGTTATGAGCCTCGGCTTTCGTTTTGTAACTCTTCAGTTTACCACTGATACAAACCGTGCCGTGGGTTATGTTTGTTGTTTGAGTCTTCTCAAACTTGAAGCTAAAAGGTAGTAATGATACTTGGTAATACTCATTCTCAAGCCATTCACACAAATTAGCAGTTGACTTCTCACCAAGTCCAGCTTGTCGGCACATATCGTAGTCTATATCTTCGATGTCTTCGCAGACTTTGGATAGTTTTTCCGATGCTGATTTACCAATGAGAGGTATACTAAATGCAGGTAGCAACACGTTAAGTGGAGCACCGCGAGAGCGTTGCAACTCATCTACTAACTTTACAGCAAGTCTCTCTGAGCCTAGAGCCTCGGCAATATCTTCTACGCTTCTATCATAAAGTTCCTCTAGGGAGACAATATCTAGTTTAGCAATAGTAGCAGGGCCGAGACCTTTGATCTTCAAAGTCTTTGCAAAGTGTTCGATGAGTTTTGCAACTTTCTCACCACATTGTGGATTTCTACAATACAGAAGATGATTAACACTTTCTAACACCGAACTACAGCTAGGGCAGTTTGTTGGGGCTTCGATCATGGTCATCGTGATTCCTCTGAAATTGAAATAGTATTATACGGACTTTTAAGGTTTCTGTCAAGAATTATTTTTTTGCAGGTAGCAATCAATCTAATCTCCTGACAATCCGAGGTATGATCTCGCCAGAGCGGATAACCTCTACCTTACAACCTATCTCAAGATCAAGGTCGCGTATGTACTCAATATTGTGCAGAGTTGCTCTCGATACCGTAGCATCTCCCACGACCACAGGGTCGAGAATAGCCACTGGACTTACAACTCCACTCTTACCCAACTGCCATACTACATCCAGCAGCGTGGTCTCCACTCCAGACACCTGCTCTTTCAGAGCAAAAGCACCTCGTGGGTGTTTAGCGGTGTAACCTAACGCATCGAATTTTGCATTTGATTTGAGACGATATACTTTGCCATCCTGAGGATAGGCATCTGCTTTAAAGCGAGTAACCACATTTAGACCCATCTTATGCAATAGCTCAAGGCCACAAGCATAATTAGCAGTCCAACTTGGTGTAACATCGTATGCTACAAATACTAAGGGGCGAGTTTTAAACTCTTCTAGATCATTAAGACCTAGAGACCCCGAAGCGAAATTACGAGAATTAGGTACACTACTTGGAGCAACAACTTCGCCAGTAATCTGCATGAGTCCAGTATCATTGCACTCATTAGGAACTAACTGACGCATCTTATCTGTAATATCACGACCTTGTAGACCGTCCCCACGAGTGAGAGCGAGTTCAAGGTTGCCGTCAACATATAGAAGAGACACTGCTGCACCATCTAACTTAGGGGTAACAATACATTCGTCAATAGGCAGAGGAGCATCGTTGAGGTCAAAGCACTTCTGAAGAGAGTACATCTGGTACGCGTGCTTTACAGCATCTGTAACAGTGTAACCCACTTTAGTATAGTTGTGCTTATCCGCTAGAAGGTCAAATTCCGCATCAGAGATAGCGGGAGTACCTTCATAGTACAACTGACTCATTCTGTCTAAAAAGCTCTGCATGGTATTCTCCTAAATAAGAAAGTATATTATACGGAACTTTAGCAAGATTGTCAAGAACTATTTATACATATCCTGAATTAGATCTGAAAAGTGTTCTTCAATCAAACTTTTAGACTCTGCTAGAGATAGTATCTCTATCAAGCCTGCAAACATCTCTCTTGAGTTAGAAAGATCTAGAGGCATTGCTACTCCTTCGGGTGTTGGTTTCCATTCCTCTTCAAAATCCATATAGTATTTACGCAAGTGCATATACTCTACGCCTCGAAAAGTGTTAATGGTAAGCCTTATCTGTATTTCTTTTACTTCATCATAATGTATAACACGAGAGTATGCTTCAGGAGCCTGATGTAAGTCCATTATCTTCTGCCCTCATTCTTGAGAATAGAGGATAAAGGTACTACACTAGACACATTCGCAGGTCTGAGTAATCGGTATGAGTCGGTATCCCAACAGAAGAAAAGAAGAGTGTCATCAGTTTCCTTGGCTCTATTCTTCTTTTTCTGAATATAGGGAGTTGTGAAGTCCAAAGTACAAACATTGTACTTTAACTTTTTGGAGTGTTCGCTACGATAAGTAATAACGGCATCCCCATAGTCGTGCACTAACTGTGCCAGTTCTTGCTTTTTCACTTTAGCTCCTTGGTAGTAATTCAGCAATCTTTATTGCGAATCTACTTACTGCGAGGTGCTTTCAGCGGATACAAAAATACCCCGCTAGACGAATCTAGCAGGGGTCGGTACTTAACCTTCGTTAATTGCTTGAATTACTTTGGTAAAATACTGAGATGCTTTACCAGTAAGTTTAGCAACGATTTCTTCGTCTACTTCTTGACCTGCATCTCCAAGGGCGGCAATGAGTGCTTCTGCAGCTGCTGCTTTAGATACTCTTGTGCCTCCACCTGTAGCTCCACCGCTGGCTTTAGCGGCAGGTGTTTTCTTAACATAAACGCCAGCTTTTGTTAAGATCATTCGAACACCGTTAGGTGACTCGTCTAATTCTTCTGCAATGTCTTTTACGATCTCCATGCTGGTTTCTGGAGTTGGTTCTGCTTCTTCATACAGGCTTACTGCCTGTGCTTTCTTATCGTCGTCCCAAGCCACTTTGC